CCCGGGGGGACGTTTTTAGAGTCGATAAGTAGCGGCGACTTGCTACGGCGTCTAACTACTCTGGAGTGGTGAACCAGGATTGTACTCTTCGGCGAGTCGCCGCTACTTATCGACTCTAGAAACTATACTAAAACTTACTTGAAAGGAGGTCTAATTTATTGAGTCCTGTAAGTAAAGGAGACAAGAAGTCAATAAGAAAGAGACCTCCGGCAACTACACCAGAGGCACGAGAGAATCAATTGATTGCTTTAGCTGTCGATTTAGCTGAAGAACAGATCCGAAAGGGGACAGCGAGTTCTCAAATTATTTCTCACTTCTTAAAGATGGGTTCGACGACTCAAAGAATTGAGAAAGAGATTCTTGAACAACAAAAAGAATTGATCATAGCAAAGACCGAATCAATTCAATCTGCTAAACGGGTTGAAGAGTTGTATACGAACGCACTTAATGCTATGCGGATGTATACTGGGAGTCCGATAGTTGATGAAGATGATTAAATCTTATAGAGAACTTTGTAGACTGAAAACTTTTGAAGATCGATTTGAGTATTTGAAACTTAATGGTAGTGTTGCCAAAACGACTTTTGGTTTTGAGCGATATCTTAATCAGATGTTCTATCAATCAAGAGAATGGAAACAAACTCGTCGTGGTGTTATTTTACGTGACAATGGTTGTGATCTTGGAATCTTTGATAGAGATATTCATAGTCAAATTTTAGTTCATCATATTAATCCTATCACACTTGAAGATGTGGAGGATGGAGCAGATTGCATTTTCGATCCTGATAATCTCATAACCACAATATTACCAACACATAATGCAATTCATTATGGTGATGCATCATTATTGCTGAAGTTACCAAAAGTAAGAATTAAAAATGATACTTGTCTTTGGACAAGGCAGTAAATAAGGAGTACTATGGATAGCATACTAGTTTCTATTAAAAAACTTCTAGGCATTGAAGCTACATATACACAATTTGATTTGGATATTGTAATGTATATCAACTCGGCATTTACAAATCTTCTACAACTTGGGGTTGGTCCAGTTGGTGGATTTAGCATAATAGACGACACTGCTAAATGGTCTGATTTTATTGGAATTAGAAAAGACATCGAACTTGTTAAAACTTATGTTTATTTGAAAGTTCGACTTATGTTTGATCCACCACACACTGGGTATTTGGTTGATGCGGTTAATAAACAGATTTCTGAAAGTGAGTGGCGACTACAAGTGATAACTGATCCTTATCCAAGTTAATATGGAAGGAGGTTAAATGGCGGATAAGTCTAAGACAATAAAAAATGCGACTGATAAAGAACTTGATGCCTTGATGATTCGTTTGGAAAAAGAACGTCGAATTCAAATACTAGTCAGCGATCTTATTAGAACTAGTACACCTGAATCTACAAATCCTTATGGTGTGGATAGTTACAAATCTCCAACTGTAAGTACAGAATCACCAATTGAGTCGATGTATCATTTCGGAACTCGTGGTATGAAATGGGGAGTTCGAAATTCAGAAAGAAAAGCAAATCGAAAAGAATTAAATTCTCAGATGCAGAAGATGCAAAGGGATCAAATTCGACATCCGATTGCATCAACGACAGAACAAATTAAATTTATAACTAAGAACCCTCTAAGAGCTTTGAACATGAACGTTGCATCAGCGAAGAAATTGAATGCAAATGTTGATGCGAGAGTTAAAGCTAAAAGTCGAAATGAATCTGCAGATTCGAAAGTCGCTAGTAAACTCAAACAAAAGGGAATGAAGAGCCTTTCGAATGATCAATTGAAACAACTAAACACACGACTTCAACTAGAGAAACAATATAAAGATCTTAAACCAAGTGACGTGAAAAAAGGTGCTAAAGTAGCTAAAAATATTCTTAAGGTAGGTACTACTGCTTCCTCTGTTTATGCACTAGCCAAATCTCCACTTGCGCAGGATGTTGCAAAGGCAATTAAGAAGAAAGGGTAGCTTCAGTGGGGTTATCAAATACTGCAACCCCCAGATATTACTCTCAATTTAGAGATGATGTTTTATGCGGGAGAATTCCTGTTTGTAAAGAGATCTCTCTAGAGATGAATCGTATAGATCAACTCATTGCTAATCGAGGAGTATATTATGATGATGATTATGTAGAAGGATTTGTAAATTATTGTGAAAGCGAATTAACTCTTACGGATGGCGCTGATCTGAATCTTCTCGATACTTTTAAACTTTGGGCAGAGCAAGTATTTGGTTGGTGGTATTTTGTTGAGCGGAGCATTTATGAACCAAGTAAGGATAATCATGGTGGTCGGTATGTTCGTAAGATGATTAAGAAGCGGCTTATTAACAAGCAATATTTAATTGTTGCTCGTGGGGCCGCGAAGTCTATGTATGGTTCTTGCATTCAGAATTACTTTTTGAATGTTGATACTTCAACAACTCATCAGATTACAACTGCTCCGACAATGAAGCAAGCTGATGAAGTTATGTCGCCTATACGTACGTCCGTCACGCGCTCGCGCGGGCCACTATTTCAATTCCTAACTGAAGGTTCTCTACAAAATACTACGGGTTCAAGAGCTAATCGTGTGAAGTTGGCATCCACAAAGAAGGGTGTAGAGAATTTTTTAACTGGTTCTCTAGTCGAAGTTCGTCCGATGAGTATTAACAAGTTACAGGGTCTTCGTCCTAAGATAGCTACTGTTGATGAGTGGCTCTCTGGAGATATTCGAGAAGATGTTATTGGTGCAATCGAACAGGGTGCTTCTAAGTTAGATGATTATCTTATTGTTGCAATGAGTTCTGAAGGAACAGTTCGTAACAGTAGTGGCGATACTATTAAAATGGAGTTAATGGATATTCTTAAAGGCGAGTATACCAATCCTCATGTCTCAATTTGGTATTATCGTCTTGATGATATTCAGGAAGTTACTGATCCTGGGATGTGGATTAAAGCAAATCCAAATCTAGGTAAAACTGTTACGTACGAAGTATATCAATTGGATGTTGAACGTGCTGAGAATGCTCCAGCGACAAGGAATGATATTCTAGCAAAGCGTTTTGGCATTCCAATGGAAGGTTATACATATTTCTTCACATACGAAGAGACGCTTCCTCATAGAAAACGAGATTTCTGGTCTATGCCATGTGCATTAGGTGCTGATCTTTCACAAGGGGATGACTTCTGCGCATTTACCTTCCTTTTCCTTTTGCCTGGTGGTAAGTTCGGGATTAAGACACGTTGTTATATTTCATCTTTAACTTTGATGAAATTGCCCGGGGCAATGAGAATGAAATACGATCAGTTTATTGAAGAAGGATCATTGATGGTGTTGGAGTGTACAGTTCTTGATATGATGGATGTTTATGAGGACCTTGATGCTTTTATAGAACTCTCTCAATACGATGTTCGTTGCTTTGGCTTCGATCCATACAATGCCAAAGAGTTTATGGCTCGTTGGGAAATAGAGAATGGGCCCTATGGTATTGAGAAAGTTATTCAAGGTGTAAAGACAGAGTCTGTTCCTCTTGGTGAGCTAAAAGTCTTATCTGAAGAACGGATGTTGCTCTTCGATCAAGAACTAATGTCCTTTGCAATGGGTAATGCAATAACCCTAGAAGATACGAACGGTAATCGTAAGCTGTTGAAGAAACGTTATGATCAAAAGATCGATAGTGTTTCGGCATTGATGGACGCATGGATTGCGTACAAGAGTCATAAAGACCTATTCGAATAAAGGAGAAAATCATGACCCCTCTGACGACAAGGGAAAAACAAGTTGCTAACTGGGCAACTCAAGAAATTGATTCAACTGTTAAACTTGGCGATGTTCTGGAAACGATGTTGGAAACTGATGGTGGTTTGTTTACAGAAGTAGCTCACGCAGTAGTGGATCACACTAATTTCACTGGTGTTCTCTCGACTCCGGCTGCTAATCAGGTGGCTAGTGTGGAAGCTACAACTCCAACAGTAGCAGAATTCAATTCTCTAATTGCCAAACTGAAGACCGCTGGTCTGATGGTTGCCGATATTTAATTCAAACCTTTAGTATTACCTTAGAAGGTGTATTTGAATAATAGGAAGGAGGCGATCTATGTGGCAGATCTCTTAAGTACGAGGTTAAGGCATGCATGGAATGCCTTTAGAAGTCGAGAAGGTCCTGATAAAGGACCGTCACAATTTGAAACAACTGGTCCGAGTACATATTATCGTCCGGATCGGACTATAATTCGATCTACAAATGAACGTTCTATTATCATGGCCGTTTATAATCGAATTTCGATTGATGTATCAGCCGTTCCAATTCAACATGTTCGCTTGGATGAGAATGGACGATATGCTGAAGCAATTCAATCGGGATTGAACTATATTTTATCGATAGAGGCAAATACTGATCAATCCACGAAGGCTTTTCTTCAAGATATTGTTCTATCGTTATTTGATGAGGGTTGTATAGCGGTTGTTCCGATTGATACAACTATCAATCCTTCGGTCTCTAGTTCATATGAGATTCAGACTATGAGAACTGGACAGATTATTGAATGGTATCCGCAACACATACGTGTACGAATATACAACGAGAAAACGGGTCTTAAAGAAGAGTTGACATTGCCAAAATCTATTGTCGCCATTATAGAGAATCCTTTTTATGCCGTAATGAATGAGCCAAATAGCACACTCAAACGGTTGATTAGGAAACTCAATATATTGGATGCTATTGATGAACAAAGTGGGTCTGGCAAACTCGATCTTATTATTCAACTTCCATATGTGATTAAAACTGAGGCTAGACGAGCACAAGCGGAAACTAGACGTAAAGATATCGAAGTTCAATTGTCTGGTTCTAAGTATGGTATAGCATATACTGATGGTACAGAACGAATTACTCAACTTAATCGTCCGGCAGAAAATACCCTTATGACACAGATCGAATATCTAACAAGTATGCTATATAGTCAGTTAGGTATAACCGAAGATGTGTTTAATGGGAAAGCAACATCAGAGGTTATGCTTGACTATAATAGTAGAACTATAACACCTATTGTATCGGCTATTGTTGATGAGTTTAAACGAAAGTTTCTAACTAAAACTGCAAGAAGTCAGAATCAATCAATTATGTCATTTAAAGATGTCTTAGCTCTTGTACCAGCAGATAAGATAGCAGATATAGCTGATAAGTTCACAAGAAACGAGATATTATCAACAAATGAAATACGATCGGCACTTGGGTATAAACCTTCGAAAGATAAAAGTGCTGACGAACTCCGTAATAAGAATCTCAATGCTCCAAAATCTGATCCAAATATTGTAAAAGAATTACCATTAGGTTCCAGTACTATGAAGGCATTACCAGCCCCTAGTACTAAACCAGTATAGGAGAGCGAAATGAAGTACGACTTCAGTGGATATGCGACTAAAAATGGACTTAAATGTGCCGATGGACGTACAATTCTTCCAAATGCATTCAAAGAAGCCGATGGACAAACGGTTCCTCTTGTTTGGCAGCATTTGCATAATGAACCAACTAATATTCTTGGCCATGCTATTCTTGAAAATAGGGAAGATGGCGTTTATAGTTATGGTGTATTCAATAACACCGCTGCTGGTCAGAATGCTAAGCAACTCGTAGAGCATAAAGACATCAAAGCACTGTCTATTTATGCTAATAATCTGAAACAAAAAGGTCAGGATGTTCTTCATGGAGCAATTCGTGAAGTTAGTCTTGTTCTTTCGGGTGCTAACCCTGGAGCATTGATCGATTTCTTGAGTTTCCAGCATGGGGATGATCTCGAGACTTCTGATGATGAAGCTATCATTTATACAGGTCTTGATATTATGCATTCGGATACAAATGATGACAATAATAATGATGACGATGATGACGATGATATTACTCATACAGAGGACAACCGAACTATTAGTGATATCTTTGATACTCTTAATGAGGAACAGAAAACTGTTGTTTATGCCATGATTTCACACGCAATAGAAAATGCAGATACTAAAACCGATGTTACCCATTCAGATGATGGTAAAGGAGAAAGCTCTATGAAGAAGAATGTCTTCGACAATACGGATGATAAAACTACGGAAGGCAAGAGGACCACGCTTACTCATGCCCAAATCCAAGAAATTGTAGCAGATGCTCAGAAGTGCGGATCGTTTAAGGAAGCATTTCTCGCGCACGCGGTCACGTATGGTATCGAGAACATTGACTTCTTGTTCCCGGATGCCAAGACTCTGTCTAATTCACCGGATATGGTTACTCGGCGTATGGAGTGGGTTAATAGTGTGCTTAATGGCGCTTCGCATTCCCCATTCTCGAGGATCAAGTCCATGTCGGCTGATATCACAGCGGATGATGCTCGGGCACGAGGTTATATTAAAGGTAGTTTGAAGAAGGAAGAGTTCTTTGCTCTTTCTCGGCGTACCACTACTCCGACTACAATCTATAAGAAGCAGAAACTCGATCGTGATGACATCATTGATATCACGGATCTGGATGTTGTAGCTTGGTTGAAAGCAGAAATGCGCGTTATGCTTGATGAAGAAATTGCACGTGCTGCTCTTCTTGGTGATGGTCGACCAGTTGATATTCTTGGTGCGCCAAATGAAGACAAGATTAATGAACTTAGTATTCGTCCGATTGCTACCGATGATTTGAATAATTTCTATGCACATCGAGTTGAAGTTGCAAGTAATACTTCTGGTTCCACTCTCGTTGAAGACATTCTGCGTAATCGTACGAATTATAAAGGTTCTGGTAACCCGACTTTCTTTACGAATGATAGTCTTATTACCGATCTTCTGTTGATTAAAGATAAGATGGGTCGTCGACTTTATGCTACCGAGCAAGAACTTGCTCAGGCTCTTCGCGTTTCCTCGATCGTACCTGTCGAAGTTATGGAAGGTTATAACGTCGATGGTCTGGGTCTTCTTGGTATTATGGTTACCATGAAGGACTATACTTTTGGTGCTGATAAGGGTGGTCAAGTCTCCATGTTTGATGACTTTGACATCGATTACAACCAGTATAAGTATCTGATCGAAAGTCGTTGTTCTGGTGCATTGACCAAGCCGAAGTCAGCATTGGTTTTCTGGAGGGGTGTTGGTATATCGGTTACTCCGGTTGCTCCGACATTCGTCCAATCGACTAATACGATTACGATTCCAGTTATAGTCGGTGTTGTGTATTCGATTAATGGTGTAACCGTTGCTGGTGATGTTGTTATTACGGAAGATACGACTGTTGATGCAAATCCGGATACTGGTTACTACTTCCCGAGTAACGTTACTGTTGCTTGGACTTTCACTTACGTTCTTTAATAATCAATAGTTAGTAAAGGAATTCAAAATGGCAAAGTTTTATGGGTCGATTGGTTTTGCCAATATAACTGAGACTGCCCCTGGTGTTTGGACGGAGGGCATTACTGAGTATAGTTATACAGGAGATGTCATTCGTAATACACGAAGACTAGAGTCCGGAGAAAATCTTAACGATAACATCACGATTAACAATATGATAAGCATTATCGCCGATCCCTTTGCCAATGAGAATTTCCATGCTATACGGTATGTTAAGTGGATGGGGGCCTCCTGGAAAGTCACTAATGTGGAAGTCCAGCGTCCCCGTTTACTTCTGACTATCGGTGGTCTCTACAATGAGTAACAGAACGGATCTTCAAACGATTCTAGAATCAACCATTGGCTCTAGGAATGTGTATTTTCAACCTCCTGAGAATAAACAAATAGATTATCCATGCATTGTTTATGGTAGAAGCTTAGGAGATACTAAGTTTGCTGCAGATAATCCGTATCTTCATACTATTCGATATCAACTCATAGTGATTGACAAGGATCCGGACAGTATTATTCTAGGGAAGGTAGCAATGCTTCCGAAATGTCTATTTGTTCGCCATTATACGGCGAGCAATCTTAATCATGATGTATATGACATATACTATTAAAGGAGATAGTAATAATGACTAAACTTACATGGGACCTCATTGGTGAGCGTCTTTATGAAACAGGTGTAAAGAAGGGAGTTCTATATCCGCAAGCTGTTGATGGATCTTATCCACTTGGTATACCTTGGAATGGTCTAATTGGTGTTACTGAGAGTCCATCGGGTGCAGAAGCAAGTCCGATCTATGCGGATGACGTTAAATATCTGAACCTAATTTCTGCTGAGGAATTCGGGGCAACTATCGAGGCCTATACTTATCCTGATGAGTATGCTGAATGCGATGGATCTTATGCACTTGCTGCTGGTGTAGCTATTGGTCAGCAGAAGAGGCAGGCTTTCGGTCTGTGTTACAGGACAACTCTTGGTAATGATATTGAGGGCGAAGATTATGGTTATAAACTTCATCTGATCTATGGTGCTTTGGCAGCTCCCTCTGAGAAGGGATATCAGACCATTAATGATTCCCCAGAAGCGATTACATTCTCTTGGGAACTCTCGACTACACCTACTGCAGTAACTGATCATAAACCAACTGCTTCTCTTACGATCGATTCAACGAAGGTTGATGCAGGAGTTCTTGCAACTCTTGAAGATATTATTTATGGAACAGTTGCAGCTGCTCCACGTCTTCCGCTTCCTGATGAAGTTGCAACGTTGTTTGCTGGAGCAGCTCCTGGTGCATTGACTCTGGTTAGTATTGTTCCTGTTGATGATGCAGTAGATGTAGCTGTCGATGCAAATATTGTTATGACCTTCAGTAACAAGGTTAGCCGTGAAACCATCGTTGTTACCGAGGCTGATGGTACGTTCACTGCTGGCGTAAAGACTTGGGATACTGCTGGTAAGGTCTTGACCTTTAATCCTACTACGAACTTCGATCTCAATTCAGTGTATCTTGTCAGTATAAGTGGTGTTGTAGACATTTATGGGCAAGAACTTGCTGCGTCTGTTACGAACTTCATGACTGTTGCTACTTAAGTAAGGTAATAATCTAAAAAAAGAGGGAGCTCTCTGAAAAACGGGAGCTCCTTCTTTACGAAAGGATGTAAATTCACCATGCTAAAAAAAACTATCTCGTATACTGACTATGATGGTAATGAAAGAACGGAGGACTTCTACTTCAATCTTAGTACAGCTGAGTGTACAGAACTAGAACTATCTTTTGATGGCGGTTTGTCTAAGATGATTGAGCAGATTGTCGCTTCTCAAGATAATAAACGAATTGTTGAGATCTTTAAGGATCTCATACTTAAAGCTTATGGTGAAAAGTCACCAGATGGAAGAAGATTTATCAAGACTTCTGAAATTCGAGATGGTTTTTCCCAGACAGAAGCATATAGTACTCTGTTTATGGAGTTGGCTACAGATGCGGATGCCGCAGCAGTTTTTGTAAATGGTATTACTCCAACAGTCAAGTCGGTACCTGATAAACAGATGGTGTTGGAAGAAGTTTAGTTTTATAAGGGAGACCAAAGAGATGTTAACAATTACAATCCCGACTGTTGAACAATACGATGAAGTTAATAATGAATTCATCACTTTGAAAGCAGTCACGTTATTGGTAGAACACTCTTTGGTCTCTCTTTCAAAATGGGAGTCAAAGTGGTGTAAACCGTTTTTATCGAAAACGGACAAGACTCTCGAAGAGACAGTAGACTACATTTCTTGTATGACTATTACACAAAATGTTCCTCCAGATATTTATAAACGTATAGATGACTTAATTATTCAACAAGTCAATGATTATATTGATAGGCCGATGACAGCTACAGTAATTTCAAATCAAAAGTCACGAACAAATCGTGAGATTATCACTGCGGAACTTATCTATTATTGGATGATAGCATTAGTTATACCTTTTGAATGTCAGAAATGGCATCTTAATAGGCTTTTAACGCTTATCAATGTATGTAATATTAAGAACGGTCCTCCTAAAAAGATGAGTCAAAGAGAACTTATGAGTCGCAATGCTAACTTGAATTCTTCTCGTCGACAGTCACTAAATAGTAAGGGGTGATTTAATGAAGTTTGCTATTACACCATCAGATCAAGGAGTACCTGAGCAACCGCTTATGGTGCCAATTGCTCGTGCTTGTGTTGCTGAATTGCAACGGTTGGGCCATGAGGCAAAGAGTATTGAGAACAATATTCCAGGTAATCAACTCAGTGCGCTAATTGATGCCACTAATGCTTATAATGCTGACTATGCTATTAGTCCACATTCTGATAGTCCTGGTCCTCATGGTATTCTTGTACTCGTCTATAATCATGCACGTAAACCGTGGGGTTATCAACTCGGACAGTATCTAGCGAGCAAGATGGGTGTAACCTTCGAAGGCGTGAAGTTGCCGATAGAGGTCAGACCTGATAAACCACCAACCGCATTTGTAAATGGCGTAAATTGCCCGGCTGCTATTGTAGAGATCCTTGGTTATGATGACCCAATCCAAGCCGCTCGTCTAAAGAAAGATGCCAATCAGATTGGTATATGGTTGGCTGAAGCTATTCTTAAATCTGCAGGAATTCCTCTTATTCCACAAAGTGATTGGACTCCTGAGGGCGATCAGTTGCGTAAGTTGGGCATAATGAAGGGAATTGCGAGTGGTATCATGGATCCGAATGGTTATGTTACCAGACAACAAGCAGCACTGATGCTTACTCGTTTTATGAAGGTATTCGGTCTCTCTCCAAAATCATAGGATTAACATCTATGATTATATTCAACCATACAGGAGACTTCAAAAACTCAGAGAGGTTCTTTACTAATGCAATGAAACTTGATTTTATGTCTATATTACGTAAATATGGGCAAGTCGGTGTTGGGGCATTAGCATCGGCCACACCAGTTGCGTCTGGAGCAACGGCAGGTTCTTGGAAATGTGATGTTAGTGGATCTAGGGAATTCTTTAAACTTACTTGGAGTAATACGAATGTAAGCAGTGGTGTTGTGATTGCAATCATTCTTCAATATGGTCACGGGACAGGAACTGGTGGATTTGTCCAAGGACGAGACTATATTAATCCAGCAATGAGACCAGTCTTTGACAAAATCGCAGATGACATATGGAGGGAGGTGACGAATCTATGAGTAGTAGTATCGATCAACGTGCTGTTGAAATGCGGTTTGATAATAAGCAATTTGAGAGTGGTATTAAAACTAGTGTTGATTCTCTTGGTAATCTTAAAAAGGGTCTTAATCTAGATGGTTCTGCTAAAAGTCTATCTAATCTTGGTGCTGCTGCAAAATCATTCTCTCTTGTAGGACTAATTAGTGGGGTCGATACTATCTCTAGTAGATTCACTACTCTAGGTCTTGTTGGTGTTGAAGCCATTCGACGTATTGCTAATGCTGCAATTACCTATGGTAAGTCGATTGTTTCAGCTTTAACTGTGACACCGATCTCTATGGGATTCTCTGAATACGAACTCAAAATGGGATCGATTCAGACTATCATGGCTGGTACTGGTGAGTCACTTCAAACTGTAAATAAATACTTAAATGATCTGAATACATATTCTGATAAAACCATTTACTCATTTGCAGACATGACTAGTAACATTGGAAAGTTTACTAATGCTGGTGTATCGCTTAAAGATTCAGTTGCTGCTATTCAGGGTATTGCGAATGTAGCTGCTCTTTCTGGTGCTAATGCAGGTGAAGCTTCTCGAGCAATGTATAACTTTGCTCAGGCTATATCTTCTGGTTATGTCAAGTTGATGGACTGGAAGTCTATTGAACTTGCTAATATGGCGACTAAAGATTTTAAACAGCAACTTATTGATTCAGCTGTATCAGCTGGTACTTTGACTAAGCAAGCTGATGGCATGTATAAAACCATTGGTAAAAATGGTAAGGTAATAAGTGCTACTAAAGGCTTTAATGATTCATTGCAAGAGCAATGGATGACTACTGACGTTCTGAATAAGACACTTCAAAGGTACTCTGATACTACTACTGATATTGGTAAAAGAGCAACGGCTGCTGCTCAAGATGTTAAAACAGTTTCTATGTTATATGATACATTGAAGGAAGCAGCTCAATCTGGTTGGGCACAGACTTGGGAAATTATGATTGGTGATTTCGAAGAAGCTAAGACTATTCTTACTCAAATAAATGATGTTGTTGGTGCTTTTATTGGGAAATCAGCTGATGCTCGTAATGCACTTCTGAGTGGTTGGAAAGATCTTGGTGGAAGAACTGCTCTAATTGATGCTTTTAAGAATGCATTCAAAGGTCTTAGTAGTGTTATAACTCCAATAAAACAAGCATTTAAAGAGATATTTCCTCCAACAACTGCAAAACAACTATATAATATTACAATTGCAATTAGAGATTTTACAAAACATCTTACTCTAAGTAAACTTAATTCTGATAATCTTAAACGGACATTCAAGGGATTGTTCGCTATTCTTGATATAGGCAAACAAGCCATATTTGCTATTGCCGGAGGAATTAAGGATTTTCTTGTAGCTATCCTTCCTGCTAGTGGTGTACTACTATCTTTTACTGGAGGAATAGGTGACTGGCTTGTAGCCCTCAATGAAGCTATTAGATCCTCGGGGATATTTAATGTAGCAGTTGATAAGGTACGTGACGTACTTATCAAAGTTGTAGATATTATTAAAACCGCTATAACTTCGATTGGTGGCTTATCCAATTCATTTAGTGGTTTTGATTTTAGTGGTTTTGATAAATTGAAAGATCGATTTGGACCACTGTTCGTTGAAACTGATATACTAAAGAAAGTTCTTACCACGATTATAGGATTTCTGCAAAAAGTAGCTCCAACACTGATTAAAATTGCAAGTAAAGTTGGTAGTGCAATAGGCAATTTTATAGGAACGATTGCTACTGCACTTAGCAGCGGTGATTTTAGTTCTCTTCATGATTTTCTAAATACTGGAATTCTTGCTGGTATCTTTTTAGGTTTGAAGAAGATTGTTTCTACTATATCTAGTATGAAGATCGGTGTCGGTGGTGGTTTCCTTAGTAATATTACTGGCATACTTAATGGTGTTCGTGGTAGTCTCGAATCCTATCAAAAGTCGCTGCAATCGAAAACTCTAATTCGAATTGCTATTGCTATTGGCATTCTTGCTGCATCGATTCTTATACTATCTCTTATTGATTCTAAAAAACTAACAGTAGCTTTAGGTGCTCTTACTGCATTATTTGCTAATCTATTTGCAGCCATGGCAGGATTTACTCTTATTACTAAGGGTACTGGATTTCTGGCAATGGGGAAGATCGCGATAGGTCTTATGGCAATGGCAGTATCTATTCTGCTTCTCTCTGTTGCTATGAAGATATTGTCAACCATAGACTGGGCTGGTATAACTAAGGGTCTTGTATCTATAGGTGCTATGATGGCGATGCTTGTAGTTGCATCCAAGATAATGTCCACCACATCTGGTGGTATGATAAAGAGTGCAGCAGGTCTAATCTTATTCGCAATAGCCATCGGGATTCTAGCTGTTGCCCTTAAGATAATAGCTTCTATGGATGTTGCGGAGCTAGCAAAAGGACTTATTACTCTTGCTCTCTTGATGGTGGAACTTATCCTGTTTATGAAGGTTGCTGATTTTGGTGGTATGGGACTTAAGCAAGCTGCTGGTCTTCTTATGATGGCTATTTCACTATCTACAATGGCAGGTGCATTAAAGAAAATTGGAGAATTAGATCCCGAGGTCATTTTAAAAGGACTTATCGGAATAGGTATGCTATTAGCTGAACTTACACTATTTAATATAGCAGCAGGTGGTTCATCTGGTATTGCTAAAACTGCAACTGGACTTAGTATTCTTGCGGGGGCATTAGTTATACTTGCTTTTGCACTTCAGAAAATGGGAAATATGTCTGTTGAGGAAATAGCTAAAGGTTTGATTACAATGGGTGGTGCCTTAACTATTCTTGTTGTTGCAATGAAATTTATGACAGGCGGATTGGCTGGAGCAGCAGCACTCCTTATCATATCTGTAGCTCTTGGTATTCTAGCAATAGTACTTCGTAAATTTGCTGATATGTCTATAAGTGATATTGCTAAGTCATTGCTTACTTTGATAGCAACACTCGCTATATTTGCTGTGGCAGGTCTTGTAATAGCTCCATTAACACCTGTTCTATTGGCTCTTGGTGCAGCAATATTGTTATTCGGCATTGCTGTATTGGCTGCCGGAGCTGGTCTAATGCTCTTCTCTATGGCCTTATCAGCATTGGCTATATCTGGTGCTGCTGGAGCAGCTGCTCTTACAACGATTGTAATGAGTTTGGCAGCGTTGATTCCTTATATCATGACACAAATTGGACTTGGACTTATTGCAATTGCAAAAGTTATAATTGCTGGAGCGCCTATTATTATTAAGGCGATCGTTACGGTATTGGAAGGACTACTCGATGCACTAGTTAAAGTTATTCCTAAGGTTGGGGTTCTTATCAACACCTTGGTATCAACGATTCTACGTATATTAGTTACTAATATTCCGAAGATGGTAATTGCTGGGATGCAGATTGTTATTGGTATTCTTACGGGAATCGCCAATAATATTGGGAAAGTTATCACAAAGGGTGCCGATATTATAGTCGCATTTCTAAATGGTATTGCCAAAGAGCTTCCACGAGTTACTCAAGCTGGCACGAACCTTGTCATATCGTTCATTAATAGTCTAGCAAATGCCCTACGTAACAATACTCCCGCATTAAATGCTGCTATGAGAAATCTAATTACTGCGGCGATTGCTGCTGCAACTGGTATGGCGGGTCTCTTTGTTGGCGTTGGTGCTTCTCTAATTAAGGGTATGATCAGAGGTATTGGTAATATGGTTGGGGCCTTAGGTCGATCAGCTGCAAATGCTGCAAAGTCGGCTTATAATTCTGCAAAGAGAGCTCTCGGTATCAACTCTCCATCTCGGCTCTTTGCCGAACTAGGTGTTGGCACAGGCGAAG